GGTAATAACCACGCCTGGCTGCTCTTTTTATGGGAGAATTCTCCCAGTTCTTAAAAGCTTGAGAAATTTGATGCTCGAAGCGAGTGATCGGGACGCCCTGATTGTAAGAACGCAACTCTTTATCAAGAGGGCTTAACTCCACTGATTTTCTCAAAAAGGCATGAAGCACAGAGATATGAAAATCGCCGTCACCAAAAAAGTCACGAAATTCCTCTAGCCTGTTTACCACAATGTTTCTTATATCTTCAAGCGTGTGATAGCCGTTATCCCCTCTACGCACTTTTCGATGCATTAATTGCTCGTGATTTGCAATCCGAAGATCGACAATCTCGGCAACAAGATTCAACTGCTCTTGAGTGAACATGTTTTGAGTGATTGAGTGGTTGCCGGGCCAACCGGCGTTGCAGCCTTATTCAGGGCATGTTGATCTCGTGGTGTCGCGTCGTGTGATCTGTTCCGCGCGGGTTGAGTTTTACGAGTGGACCCGCCCCCTCGTACCAACTATTATGGCATGCCACAGGCGGATTGTCAAGGCCCCGAGCGGCGCGCTGTCGCCCGGCTTACGCCAAGCCGCACAGGTCAATCGTCTGCATCGGCTTCCACCTCAACCACTTCCTCGCCTTGTTGCGGCAACATCGAAACCATCATGCCGCCACCACGCTCTTGCTCGGTCAGCTCAATCTCAAGCTCAATGTCGATTTCTGGCAGCACTTCGCCTTTCTTCAGCATCTCTAGCAGCGTTTGATGGGTGATCGCACCGTTGCTCCATAGCTGCATATACTGCTGAATCTGGCCGGAATCTAGAACCTGCAGGTCAAAGTCTCGATCAATCATGATCTCAGGCGCTTCAATGCCGATATAAGCGCCAGCCATGTCCATTGCCGTCTGCAGCGAGTTTTGCAGGTTCTTGCTGACGATGGCTATCAGGCTGTCTGAGTCTGTACGCGAAAGGCGCTTGCTCTCAGCCGTTTCACCCGCAACCTTCTGCGAAAATAGCGTGCTAATCCCAAGGTTTGACATTTGAGACTCAAGCTGAGTGATGAATGATTGCTGCGCGTCGAAAGCTGAGCTAGCAGGTTCGACGTAGCGGCCATCTCCCTCGGGAGGAAGCATGATCAAGCTGTTTGCCGACAAGCCGATCGGGCCGGATTCATCAAAGCCCTTCAGCATCAAAATCGGCAAGGCGGCAACGTGCAAGCTATGGCACAAGTCAGCCACTCTTTGCGCGTGACTGATGTTCAGGTTTGCAATGGGCAGCAACGGCGGCTTGCTAATAAACTCCGACACCTTTTGGCTGTAGGTCGGTGCAAGCGGAATAATCCCAAGGCTGCTTTCGCCTTCCTGGTAAATTACCCAGCCTTCATCGTCGTTTCCGCGGCGGTAGACACGCCAGCGGCCAGGCTCAAGCACACGCACCTGGCGCACAAGCTCATCACCAAACTCGCCTAGCGGTTCGCTAATCACCTCATTGATGCGCACCATTGTGATTGGTGCGATTGGGCTATCACCATCCTTTCGCCAACCAAGAATCTGCTTTGCATCAACGTGGATGAAGTAAGGACGCAAACCAAGCATCCGTTCTGCGGCCAAGTTCGGCGCAGGCTCAGTGCTCGGATAATCAACCATTGTCGCAGCGTGGCCATATAGCAGGCTGCTAATCACAAGACGGCGTGCATAGTCGTCGATCGTGGTGCCGTAGCCGTCAACGTTACGGGCGAAGTCCTCCCAGAACGGGTCAACCTCGCCACCTTCATCCTTGCTCACAAGCTGGATTGGCTTACGCAGCAGCAGACCAGCTGCCTGCTCAGCAATGCGAGTCGTGAATGGCGAAAGCGTCGCGTGATAAATCCGTCGTCGCCATGTTTCCTCGTCTTCCTCTGGCTCTCGCGGGATGTAGGTATCAGCGTGCAGCCGCAGTGCTTGCGTGCCACCAACGCATACGTCAATCGGGAACCATTGCTGGCTCATCTCCAACACCGGACCCGCCAACCAGCTTGGATCGTTACCAGGGTTGCGCTCAAGCGTCGGATCAAGCGGCTCCTGGCCGTTGAACACGCCTGAGGGATACGGGTGGTGGGTCACGTCTTGCCTAAACTCCGCGTCACTTCAGTCTACGTTTGCGGTGCCGCCAAACTGAGCACAGCATTATTCACAGCGATGAATGATTGGCGCACTGCTCGTGAATTCACGATTGAAGCAGCAAAACGAGAAATCATGCGTTGCAATGACCTAGAAAAGCTTCGCCACCTCTGCTTCAACTTGCTGCTTCAAACCGAGGCACTCAAGGATGTGATCGGTGAAAAGCTGCTAAACGATTAGCGCAATCTACGCCTGCCGAGCATCTTGCTATTCTCGCTGATGCGCCTTTGGATCTGAGCGCGATCACCGCTTGCTGTTTGCCATGGCTTCACCTGATTAAACGCACCGAGGATCAGGTAGCCAAGGCCATCAGTCCAGTGCTCAATGCCTGCCGATTTATCGATCACGTAATCTTGCGTGCCTTCCTTGTAGGTGACGTTTTTGAGCGCCTTGATCGTGTGCTTACAACGCGGATGGATGAATAGGCGGATTTGACCATCGGCGGTTTTTACCATCCAATTGGTGCTGTTGATTTTGTCTTTTACAGCCCAAGGGTGCTTGGGGCTAATGCACTGGAAGCCGTAGCGGCGGATTATGCCGTGGTCAGTTTCGCCTGCTGCGCTGGTTTTACGCGCTGATCCTGTTGGGTCTGGGTAGGCGACGATATGACGACCAGGGAATTTTGCTTTAAGCATCGCGCACACCTCATCGGTGTTCGACTGCTTCACAGTGATTTCATCCCAAATATGCAGAGTGTCACCGACACGACTGCCCAGAACGCCAGCCATGACACCAACGTTAAAGTCAGTTCCCCAATAGATTTCTCCGCCGATGTCTTTGACTTCTGCCGAGATGTTGTCGTCGCTGAAGTCGGGGTAGACACGACCCGAAAGCGTCTCGAATGAGGCTAGATACTCTTGACGAAAAGTGCGATCGTCTAGTGTGCGCTTGGCCGCGGCCACCTCTTCTGGCGGAACGTTACCACCCTCGATGGTGGTGAAGCTAAAGGTTTTCCAGTCTTCTAGGTTGGCTGCTTGCTCCCATAAATCGTGAAACCAATTAAGGCCGGCTGGTGTTGTAATGAACCATGCGGGTCCACCTTGATCGGACAGTGCAGGACGTAGGACCATTTCCCACGCTTCTTGCTTGACGTAGGCAGCCTCATCAACGATCAGGCTGCTGAGGCTGACGCCGCGAAGGGAGTCGGCATTCTCTGCACCCTTTAGCTGCACGCGGCTGCCGTTGGTTAGCTCAACAGAAAGTTCAGATTCGTTCTTCTTGGCGAACATTTCAACGGGAATCATCGAGCGCAGCTGTCGCCATGCGATCTGCTTTGCCGACTTGTAATTCTGCGTGACGTACCAGTTCAGGCTGCCTGGGTGCTCGATTGCCCAAGCGATTAGACGTGCAATGCAAAGATAGGTTTTACCAAAGCGACGACCTGAGCAAAGCAGCTTGAAACGTTCGGGGCTATCCCAAACCTGGCGCTGTGGTTCAGTCAGGGAGTCATAGAGCTGATCGGCAAAAGACGACCAGTCACGTTCGGAAGCCTGAAAGAACGGCGGCTCTAAAACTTTGCCACCAGCGCATAGGTCGAGGATGCTCACGAAAACAGCTGAGCGATCTTTGCAGCGGTGTTAATGCAGCCCAGGGCAACGTGCGGTTGGTTGCTCTTGCGTGCTTCCTTCTGCAGAGTCGCCAGCTGGGAGAGCAGTTCTGCCGTAAAAGTACGGCGGTCTATGTCCCAGTCAGCCTTGAGAATCTCGCGAGCTTCTGCGATGTACCGATCAGCCTGCCTAAGACTGCACCCCCATTCGGACGCCACATACTGACTAATCTCCGAGCGCACGGCACCGTTGCTCAGGAGGCGTGCCACGCGGTTAACGCGGTAGTCCTTTTCAGCAGCGGTGGACTTGCGGCCCATCAGAAATCAGCCTCCTGTTGCTCGAAGTGAGAGTCTGCTGGGTGGCAGATGGCGGTGTTGCCAGTGAAGTCTTCCCAGCGTTTGACGATGACGTCGCAGTAGGCGGGGTCGAGTTCCATGAGACGCGCTTTGCGATGGATACGTTCAGCGGCGATGAGTGTGGTACCTGAGCCACCGAAGGAGTCAAGGACGATTTCGCCTTGCTTGGTGGAGTTGTTGAGTTGGTATTGAAAGAGGTCAACGGGTTTCATCGTTGGATGATCGCCGTTCTTGCGTGGCTTATCGAACTCGAGGACGGTGGTTTGCTTACGGTCTGAGTTCCAGAAGTGGCTAGCGCCTTCGATCCAGCCGTAGAGGCAGGGTTCGTGTTTCCACTGGTAATCCTGCCTGCCCATGACGAGGGAGGATTTTAGCCAAATGAGGCATTGGCGAATTTGCCAGCCGACGTCGTGTGCAGCGCCGCGGAAGTTATAGCCCTCGGAGTCAGCGTGCCAGATGTAGAAGGCAGCACCAGGGCGGAGAGCGGTGGTTGCGGTGGCGTAGACGTCGCGGAGGAATTGTCGGAAGTCTGAATCCGACATGTTGTCGTTTTGGATTTTGAGGCCAGTGCCGCCTTCGTAGTTGACGTTGTATGGAGGGTCGGTTAGCCAGAGGTCAGCTTGCTTGCCATCCATGAGGCGAGCCATGTGCTGAGCGTTGGTGCTGTCGCCACAGAGGAGGCGGTGGTTGCCGAGGATCCAGAGGTCGCCTGGTTTGGTGATGGGCTGCTCAGGTGCCTCTGGCACCTCGTCTGGGTCAGTCTTGCCTTCTTCTGGGGCGAGTTCGGTTACAGCGAGGAGTTCGTCGAGGTCATCTTGCTCGAACCATGGCGAGATGTCGTGTTCTTCGGAGAGGCGGCGGAGCATCTCCTGATCCCATTCGGAGAGGTCGCTGGTTCTGTTGTCCGCCAAGGCGAGACCGATTTTTTCGTCTTCGGAGAGGCCAGTGCGGCGGACGGCGATTACCTCTTGGCCATCGGTTTCGATGATGCGGACATTTTTGATGCCCGCGGCTTTAGCGCCTTCGATGGTGCCATTACCGGCAAGGATGCGGTTGTCTTCGTCGATGACGATGGAACGTGCGGCACCGTAACGGTCAATTGACTCCTTGATTAAGGACGCAGAGCGATCAGTGCGCTTGCGAGCGTTCTTGTGATCAGGGAGGAGGCTATTGATCGAAGTCACAACTTAATCAGGTTT